CAGTTGAACCAACTGTTGTTCCGTTTCCTGATACACTAATAACCTTTGTCCAAAGATACTCAACTGCTCCTGGATGATCTGCAGGACCTGACATTAACACATTTTTATTACTTGTCATAAAGTGCATGCCGGTTGGTGCAGTAAATTTAAGTAATGTACCCGATTCAATAAATCTTAAATTATTTGCTGTAAATGTTCCTACTTTAAAAGTAACATCATTTTCATCTGTAAAATACCCTGTACTTCTATTTGTATCTTGAGTTGAACTATTCCATGCTACGCCTAAATCTCCAGTTAAGATTTTTGTAAAATTTTGTAGATAGTAATTATATACTTTTCTATCTTTTATAATAGGTTCAATTGTATTAGTAATTGCTTGTTCAATATCAGTAGTAGTTACAAAATTAAAAGTAGTTTTTAAATTATTTGTTTCTTTGTAAATTACACCATCGTTACCAAATAAATTAGTGCTGGAGTATTTTCCTGTAGAATCAATTAAATCAAAATATCTACTAATTCCGCTTGCATTTCTATTAACAGTTTTTACTTTTACAATCTCTTGACTTACTGCTAACGGTGCAACATTATAATCTTCTGCTGTAACCATTCTGTTTTGTGTGTAGTATGTTGCCGGAGCGTTTGCTTTAATACTTTCGTCACTTTCACTAGTTGTACTATTTGAAATTGTGTATTTTAATTGTAGTGTTAAAGTAAGTTGTTCTGGTACGCCGACTGCACTCAAATAAGGTATTTGAATTTGTACATTTGACATTTCACTTGGTTTAATAGTATAACGACTATTAGCACTTGTACGATATACTACTTTAAATCTACCTTGTGGTAAATTACCAAATACACCATCACTAAACACTAAACTAATTCTATCTTGTACTCTAGTTAATACTGAATATAAATTTCTAACGTCTTTAGTTAAACTATTATAGATAACATTATTACCTTCTACAGCATCAACTTTAGTCCAATATTCTGTTTCGCGGCCTTGTCCATCTAATTTATACAACCAAACATCTTTGTTATTGATATCAGTTGCATCAATGTCAACCTTTTGATTACTACTAGGGTTATTAATACTAAATTGTCCCGAGTCTAAAGAACCCTGTTTAAAAGAAGCAAAGAATCCAGTATTTGTACTTGCTGGTCCTTGTCCATCATTTCTATAAAGCATTGCAAAACTGTTTGCTTGGAGTGGAATTTCTTCTTCTAATGCTCCGTTAACAATATCACTACTTACTACTTCAAATGGTAAACTTGAACCTTGGATAGTTTTAGTAAAAGAATACTTAGGTATATCTGTGTTAATACCATTGAATCTATATTGTTCATGCGGTATACTATTAATTGTTGCTGTTTTTGCTGGCTTGCCAAAAGTGCCATTTTGTGGCAAAGCGGCATTCATTACTTTAACAAACTGCTCGTACCATTGTGTATTACTCGGATCATTCCATTGTATTTGCTGACCTGCTAGATTAAAGTTATTTGAATCTACTACATCTTCAGTAGTAGAGACAGAACTAATTTTTAATAAACCTTCTGCGGCTTGGTTACGTTTAGGATTGTATGAAAGCAACCGTGCTAAACGGAGAACTGATTCTCTACGCTCTGCTAGTTCTAGGAAGTTTTCTCTAGCATTTAGATCAATACGGAATGCAATATTTTGACCTAGGAATGCAATAAGATCAATTAATGCGAGGTATTCAGAACTTTCAATGTAATCGTTAAAATCTTCAGGGTAATTAGTCCTTAGATAACTAATCATTGTGCGTCTTAAATTATCAAAGTCATAACTTTGAAAGTCGGCGTTTCTATAACTTTGATAGATACGCTTCCAATCCTCTGCTACTAGCAGTCTATTTTGTCGGTCAGTAGATGACATATTTCATTCCTCGTTTGTTACATGTATTTATTAAGAATAGATAAGTGCGTATTTTATTTATAAGTTAAATTAAGCCAATATTTAATACACAACTTTAAACATGTATTAAATATTAATATGACAACACTGCACACATTTGGCTGTTCTATTACCCAGGGATATGCTTTACCAGATGTAGTACAACCTCTTTTAGATGAAAATGGTAATAAACTTACTGAAGAGCAAGTGCTAGAATTAGGCGATTCATTTGATTGGAATGAAATTCATTTGTATCAACCTAGTGATTATGCATGGCCGAAGGTTCTTGCAGATAAATTAAATTTACCTGTGATAAATCATGCTCGCAGAGGGGCATGTTTTAATCAAATATCAAGACAATGTGCTGTAGCCGCACAAGACATTTATCCTGATGATATTGTAATTGTTATGTGGACATACCTAAGTAGACTATCATTACAATGGCCTGCAAGAACTTCTGTTCCTTTTTGTAATATCGCTGATCCTAATTCGGGATTTCAAACAGTAATTACAGGGTTCAACAAGTTGCTAGGTTTAGACAGGCATAAAGAAAGTAATAAAACTACAGATGAAAAAATACAAGATTACATAGAAAAATCTACAAAAAATACTTACTTAAATCCAATGGGTGTTTACGATAGATATTACAACAATCTAGTATTACAACAAATGACACACGGATTTCTTGCGGCAAGTGGTGCTAAAATTTGTCATTTGAGTGTAGAGACACAACCTGTCTTAGACCAATTAGAAGAAGCAAGAAAAGAATTAGATGTTACTTTGCAAGATCCTTACAAAATACCTCACCCAGATGATTGGTATTCTTTAGATGTAGATTACGATAGTGCTTTTGTAATTTTAGATCCAAGTATTCCGACTGCAGAAAATGATATGCACCCTAGTGTAGAACATCATAGCAATTTTGCTAACCACATTTATAAACGTTATTTTTAGGCTGTAAGACCTGCATTTTCATCAAAGTCTAGTCTTAGTTTTTCTGATATATTATACGGCACATAGGTTAAGTCTAGTTCAATTTGTATACCACTTTCATAAGTACTAACAATAATTTCATTTGCTTGTATACGTGGATCGTAATTTACAATAGAAGTAACATTGTCTGCAATAGATTGTTTTAATTCATCTGTAAATGGTTCAAATATTGCATCCCAAATGATTGTCCCAAACTCAGGATTCATTAATTTTTCGCCCTGTCTAATATGGAAATGATTAAGTAAGTCTTGCTTGATTAATGCTAAGTCGTATAACGTAGATGAGTTGTTATCAGGGTTAACTGAAGACAATCCTCTATATGCCTTGCTTGTAATAACAGGCTTTTGTTTTGTACTGGATGGCTTAACTGCAATCCTATCATATAGATTTTTTTCTAAAGTACTCATGTTAATATTTATGCTCCTACGTTTACAAAGGATGCGCCACTAGTTATTGTCCCAGCATCACATCCATCACCAACTCTACCTACAAACTGTCCTGCTATCTTGACCACAGAACTTGATCCTGAAATAGGAGCAGTATGTGGTACACAATTATCACCTGACGGTATGTCATGTGACACTGTTAAATCGCCAAGTCTGCAAACAAGTTGTCCTTGTATTTTAACAAAACTCTGACTAGGAGTATCCAATGTTGTACTACCATCACATCCGTGTCCTGTTGCTACTGAATCACCTTTTCTTGCTATTAATGGCATTATACTGTTGAATCCGATCCTGGTGTTGCTGGAGCAGTACCGTCAAGTGGTACATTGTACTCGTCAGGTATGCTCCAATTTCTTTTTATGCTTTTTACGTACTGACTTTTACTGTTAAATTGATAATTAGAAACTTTAGCATTATTTCCTTGGTTTCCACCTAATACTTTAATAACACCGTTTGAAGTAATTTCTTGTACAAAACCAATATGTCCTCCGCTACGTGTTTTTGATTTAAAAACAATAACGTCCCATTTACGGATAGCCGAAGTATCTTTCCAGTCAACTTCACTGCCCCAACTATACCAACCCTGACTACTCATGGTTTGTAATGCAGGAATTCCAGCAGTAAATAGTGCCCAACTTACAAATGCCGCACACCAAGCATGAGACATTGCACCGCCATCTTTTGTATATGCGTTTCCGCATACTTTGTAAGTTTCTAATATTCTTGGATTACCAGGATTTCCACGTTCTCTCCAATCTTGAGTAAGAACATTGGTTAACACTGCATCTAACTTTTCCCAACCCGGGCCTTCAGGTAATGGTCCTGGAGTAATATTTGGATCCATTGCAGGTAGGTTTGAACTATTTACATATCCTCCATTGCCTGATTGTTGTCCTGGTCCTGATCTAGGATAGTCACCTTCTAAATCAAATTGTCCATTTGGAAATCTGCCTGCTTCAAGTGCTTCATTCCAATCTGAATTATCAGCAACTTCTGCAGGATTAACAATTGGTGTTCCTGGAATAACTACTTGCCCCATTATACTACTCCATTTCTTGGATCATTTTGATCAACGCCTGCTACGACATTTCTTTTGTTTGGATCTCTAATCCAGTCTGGATCATATTTTCCGTTTGGTAGTAATTTTGCTTGTAAGTAACCTGTATCTTTAGGACGTCCTAATTCGTATCCTCTTTCAGTTCCTGCAATAGCAAATCTAAAGTTACCAAGTGTTCCTCTACCAAAATCTTTGTAACGCTCTTTTAAATATGCCGCTGTAACTGCAACTGACTTAGCAACATCTGTAATTAAAATAGTAGGATCATCTACAATGTCAACACCAAATGGGTTATAGTCTGTGACTGGCGCACTTGTCAATCCTGCAAGTTTTCCGTAACGCTGATAATTTGCTTTACCTGTTAACTGAATTAATCCACGACCAATAAACTTA